ATTGGTGAAATGAAAACTCTCCAAGCTAAAGGGTATAAAATAAAGTGTTATGTCAGAAATGCATATTCCATGGGATTTGTAATTCTTCAATTCTGTAACGAACGCATAGGCGCCCCTTCTTCAACTTATATGCATCACCTCACATCTGTAGGAGGTCGTAGACCTGATAAAAGAACTGATAAAAATAAAAAACTTTTTAAGGCTTTAGATTTTTTCGACAACCATCTGTTAGAAGATATTTCTGAAAGATTAAAAACAGATCCTAAAAAATTTATGGAACTTATTAAAGAAGATAACTGGTGGGGAGCCAAAGAAGCCCTAAAATATAATATTATAGATAGAATAGAACCTTTCTCATTTTGGGATAGAAAAGTAGAATATAAAATTAAATGGTTAAACTAGGAGAGTAAAATGAAAGAAAAAAAATTAGAGATAGACAGTATTAGAGTCTACCAATCAGTTCAATTTGAGAGAAAACAATACACATTTTTTTCTACAAGAGAGATAAATACCGTATCAGGAGTTGAGATTGAATTTATCTCCGAGCTGATGTCTCTTTCTATTAAGTCTAAGGTTGATCATATCATCATTCCCTTGACTAATATTTCTTGTATTTATTTAAAGTCAGATTTAAAAAAAGAACAAGAATCTAAAGATAGGGAAGAAAGACTAAAAATGTCTGCTGCCAAAAGTAGCTATATTAAAAGACAATCAGGAGATTTGTAATGAGTGGAAAAAACGCAAAAAAAGCTAGAAAAGAAGTTAAGGTAGAACACACCCAATACAAGAAGAATGAAGATGGGTCTGAAGATATTATTCCTTCTGACTTTATTAAAAAATCTCTAGATGATACTAAAATGACTTTCTCTAAACCTTTCGGACCTCCTATGGGAGCTTTTAAATGTCCTCCTGAAGTCCTTAAGAAAATGATCAGGCTTACGGATGAAGTCCTGAAAGATAGAGAAAGAGTAGACTGGGGAAGTAACTTAGTTGGAAACGTTAATGAAGAACCTCTAGTAAAAAACTCTGATCTTAAAAAATATGATTTATATGAATTTTTTAGAAGCTGTGTAGGTACTTACATTAATGGTTACATGCAATCATGTGGACATCAAGTTGAAACAATACAAGCTCATGTAGATCACATGTGGATTGTTAGTCAATATGAGAATGAGTATAACCCTGTTCATTTTCATACCTACTGTGATATTTCTACGGTTATGTACTTAAAGGTTCCTGAGTTTGATAGTAGGAAAAAAGCTGGAAAACTTCCAGACTACAAAATCCAACGAGATGGAATGATAGAATGGGTCTACAAGTCTCCAGACCAAAACGGCTTAGAAATGGGAACTTTTAGTGTAGACCCTGAACCAGGAATGCTTTATATTTTTCCATCGAATTTATTACATACAGTTTACCCTTTTCAAGGTAAAGGAGAGCGAAGGTCTATAGCCTTTAATGCTCACTGGGATGCTTTAATGAAAAGTGGTAAAAGATATGATAAATCTATGCGTATGAAATCAGATCAAGCTAGTGTAGATTATAGAAAATATTGGAAGACTAAGGATGAAGAAACAAGGTTTGCAAAATCACAGCATAACCAAGGAAGCCCTGAGAGTTGAAATTCAGAAGCGTCAGGAAAAGCTTAGTAGACCTAAGTTTTCATTTGACGAATACTGTTTTGAGCAACAGCTTAAGTTTTTCCGTGGGAAAGGTGGTAGATTTAGAAACGCTGTATGTTCACGTAGAGCCGGTAAAACTGTAGGTATTGCAGCAGACATGGTTGACATTGCTCAACACGAGCCTGAAGTTAATTTGCTTTATATTACAATTACTCAGCAACAAGCTAGAGCTATTATATGGGCAGATTTAATCAAGATAATCGAAACCTATGAGATAGATTGTAAGACAGATAACACAAGATTAACTATCTCATTTCCTAACAAGGCTAGAATCTATATTGCTGGAGCTAAGGATAGATCGGAGATAGAAAAATTTAGAGGATGGAAACTAAGGAAATGTTACATCGACGAATGCCAATCGTTTAGGTCTTATTTGAAAGAGCTTATAAACGATATTATTATACCGGCATTACGAGACTTACGAGGTGGGTTGTTTCTTACAGGAACTCCTGGACCTGTTAAGGCTGGAGTATTCTATGAGTATTCCCAATCAAAAAACTGGAAGACTCATCACTGGACAGCTTTTGATAATCCTTATTTGCACAATCCGCCAAAATTAGACTTAGAAGAAATTTTAAGGGAAGAAAGAATTATCAGGAGTATTGACGAAACAGACCCCTCCTATATTAGGGAGACTTTGGGCAAATGGGTGGAGGATAAAGATGCCCTTGTTTTTAAATTTAATAAAGTTAAAAATACTTATGCTAAATTACCTTCAGATGGTGAATGGCATTATATCATTGGAATTGATATTGGTTATAATGATTCTGATGCCTTAGCTGTTATAGGCTATAATACTCATTACAAGAGAGTTTATTTAGTTGATGAACATGTTAAGAATAAGCAGAATATTAGCCAGTTAGTAGAGGTAATTAAGGAGTACAAGGAAGAATACAAACCCATACGAATGGTCATGGATGCAGGAGCCCTGGGTAAAAAAATACAAGAAGAGTTACGAATGCGTCATGGGCTTAACATTGAAGCTGCTGAAAAGACTAGAAAAATTGAGTTCATTGAGCTATTAAATGATGATCTTAGGACTGAGAAGTTTAAGGCATTTAAAAATTCTTTATTTGAAGAAGATTGTATGTTAGTTCAATGGGATAAAGATTCCAGGATTCGTAACCCTGAAAGACCAAGAATATCAGATACTTACCACTCTGATATTTGTGATGCAGTTCTATATGCGTGGCGTGAGTGTAGACACTACCTGTCTGAGAAGCCTGACGCTGCGATAAAGCCTTATACAGATAAGTTTATGGACGAATTAGAACGTCAATTAGCTGATGAATGTGAGAGAAAAAAAGAAGACCCTTATGCTTATGAATTGGATAAGCAACTACAAGAGGATATGGATGAAATGGAAGAATATTTATAACAAAATTACAATAGGAGAAGCTCTATGCTAAAAAATATGGAAGATGTCAAACTATTCATTGAATGGTGTAAAGAGCATAAAGTAAAATCCTTTAAAAATAGTGATGTAGAATTCGAGCTATCAGAGCTTAGTTTTATAGAAAGTGCAGAAGACTTAGTTTCAAAGCTAAAGTCAGGGGAAAGTCCCAATTTCGAAGAAAAACAACAAGAGGAAGAAGATGAAGAACTGATGTTTTGGTCTTCTACATAAGGTATAAAACATGGACTATAATCAACGCTGGTGGGAAGCTTCTCGAACTAATTTGTACTCTGACGTGTTTGCCTACCTCAAGGCTCTAAATGATAAGCAAGATTATACTACTGCTTTAAATTTAATTTATGCTAGACTTTATGGTAACTATCAAATGTACGGTCTAGACGCTTATAACTATGCTAGAGTAGAAACAAGTGCAGCGTCGAACCGAGTAACCCTTAACATTATTCAAAACATGATAGACACTGTAACCTCCAAAATCACAAAGAATAAACCTAGAGCAACCTTCCTGACTTCAGGTGGAGACTTTAGTCTTCAATCTAAGGCTAAGAAATTAACTAAGTTTATAGAAGGTATTTTTAGTTATACCGAGTTTCATGACAAAGCCGCTTTTGCCTTTTTAGATAGTTGTATCTTTGGAACTGGATCTATTAAAATATTTGAGGAAGATGGACAAATTAAAACTGAAAGAGTTTTTATTAATGAAATCAAAATAGATGATAATGAAGCCTTCTATTCTAAGCCTCGTCAAATGCACCAAGAAAAAATGATGAATAAAGAGGTCTTGAAGCAAATGTTTCCTGAACATGCTGTTATGATAGACCAAGCTAGTGACACTTATAATAAGTTTGCTACCCCACCCTATGGAGATGGTGCAGATTTAGTAAGAGTAATTGAATCATGGCACCTACCAAGTGGTGAAAAGGCAAAGGATGGAAAACATACAATTTGCATCTCTAATGCTACTCTTTTGGATGAAGACTATTATAAAGATTATTTCCCCTTCGTATTCTTTAGATGGGGCTTAAAGCCTGTAGGATTTTGGGGAAGAGGTTTGGCTGAAGAACTTCAAGGTATTCAACTGGAAATGAATAAAATTTTAAGAACGATACAGGTTTCAATGCACCTTGTATCTATTCCAAAGCTATTAGTTGAAGCAAGTTCTAAGATTGTATCTGCTCACCTAAACAATAAGATTGGGGGAATTATTAAATATGCTGGAACTCCTCCACAATATGCACCTCTTGGAGGTATTCCTCCAGAATTATTTGCTCACCTTGATAGATTATATGCCAGAGGTTACGAGATTGCAGGTATTTCACAACTAGCCGCCCAATCTCTAAAACCTGCCGGTCTGGATTCAGGCAAAGCTTTAAGGGAATTTAACGATCTTGAAACTGAAAGGTTCATGGCTACAGCTCAAAGATATGAAAAAACATTTATGAACGCTGCAGAAATTATGATCGACATGGCTAAAGATATCCATGAACGTGAAGGAGATTTCAAGGTTAAAGTCAAAGATGGGAAGTTTGTCGATACAATTCCCTGGAAAGACGTTAACATGGATGCTGACAAATATATGATGGAACTTTATCCTACTTCAGCTTTATCCAACACACCGGCTGCAAGGTTGGCTGATGTTCAAGACCTTTTAGCTGCAGGTTTTATATCTAAGGAAGATGCCCTCAAGCTTTTGGACTTTCCAGATTTAGAGTCTACTATGAACCTACTTAATTCTGACGCCACCAACTTAGAGCGTATAATTGAAACTATGATGGATAAGGGAGATTATTTCCCTCCAGAGCCTTATCAAAACCTTGAAAATGCAATTCGTAAGACTCAGCAAGCCTATTTAATGTACCGTACTCAGGGAGCTTCAGAGGACCGTTTAGAGCTTCTCAGACAGTATATGGAAGATTGTCAAAACCTATTGATTAAGGCTCAAGCTCAAAGCCCAGAAGCTAAAGCTCAAGAACTAGCTGCTGCTGGTGCGCCTGCTGCTGCAGCTCAAGTTGTAGGAGCTGACATTGCAGCACCTGTAGGTGAAGAAAGTCTTATAGGTGAAGGAGCCCTGCCTCTAGGAGAAGAAGAAATTGTAGAGGAAGAAGTAGTAGAGGAAGGTCCTGTAGGTGAAGATGTAATGGAAGAAGTTATAATGGAAGAAGCTAAAGGTATGGCTGCTCCAGAATAATAATAATAAAATTACAACTAATAGAGGTCAATGACCGAGCGTAAGCTCATCAAGTTATAAAGGAGATTTTTATGGAAAACCAAGAGGTTATGAACGAAACAGTTCAATACCAATCAGACAACGCAGAGCCTTTAGTAGATGCTTCTCAAATATTTGAACCAGAAGCAGAATCCGAGGGAGAAAGTCATGAAGTAGAAGAAGTAAGAGAGCAAGAAGGGGAAGACGACCAGTTTTCACGCAAGTTCGCAGCTTTGAGCAGAAGAGAAAAAGAAATTAGAGCAAAAGAAGCTGATTATGAACAAAGAGTAGAGGAGCTACAGTCTAGACTGTATGAGTTAGAAAACAGTCCTGAAGAACCTCAAATCCCACTAGAGGAAAGACTAAGGCGTAATCCTTTTGAAACTCTAGAAGAAATGGGTTTAGGCTACGATAAGTTAACCGAATTAGCACTTAACGATGGGAAACTCACCCCTGAGATGCAAATGAGGTTAATGAGAGAAGAGTTAGAACATGGTTATAAGTCTAAATTTGAGGAGCTGGAAGAACGATTAGCTCACAAAGAAGAAGAAGAAGAACACAGTAAATATGAAGAGATAGAACATAATTTTAAGCGAGAAATAAACTCTTTCGTAGAAGGCAGAGGTGAGTTTGAACTTATTAATGCAAACGAAGCGAGTGAGTTAGTTTATGATGTAATTGAAGAACATTACAGCGATACAGGTAGAGTCCTACATATTGATGAAGCTGCCGAAGCTGTTGAATCTTACCTAGAAGATGAGTTGGAAAAATTAATGAGCTTAGACAAAGCAAAAGCTAGATTTTCTCCAAGATATGAGCCAGCACCAAAAAGACAAGCGTCACCTACATTGTCAAACGCCCATTCTGCTCAGGCGTACCAAAGAGCAGATAGACCGCTATCAAATGAGGAGTCTGTAAGAGAGGCTGCTAAGTTAATAAGATGGGATGATGAAGGAAATTTAATTTAATATAATATAATAAACAAAGGAGAATAACATGGCTGCTTTATCCGCAACAGGTTTTGCCGCCGCCCTGAAACAACATTATACTGACGAACGAATTGAGAATATGGTTTATAAGGATAATCCATTTCTTGCTATGGTCGCTAAGTATGAAGATTTCGGAGGCGAAAACTTAAAACTTCCAATTAAATATGGAAACCCAATGGGTCGGTCTGCTACTTTCACGACTGCTCAATCTAACGTTACTGGTGGTAACATCAAGGCGTTTTTACTAACTAGAATAAAAGATTATGCAATTGCTCAGATTGAAAACGAAGTACTTGAAGCTTCAAAAGGTAATGCGAATGCGTTCCTAGAAGCTGCTGTATTCGCTATCGATGGTTCAATTCAGGCTGCTACTCGTTCTTTGGCTGTAGCTCTCTATGGGAATGGTAAAGGTTCAATCGGTGTTGTTAGCACCTCTGATTCAACTACCATTACTCTTGCTACTACTCAAGACATTACTAACTTTGAAGTTGATATGTCACTTGTATCTTCTGCTGATGAGTCAGGTGGAACGGCAGGTACAGCTATTTCTGTAACTGGTATTAATAGAGATACTGGTGTTCTTACCATGGGCGCAGATCCCAGTACAATTTTTACATCTACTCTGAAGTATATTTTTGTTGAAGGTGATTATGCTACAGATTCAACTGCTCTTTTAAAAATCTCTGGTATAGCTGCTTGGCTACCGTCAACGGCTCCTAGTGCAACCGATTCTTTTTTCAACGTTAACAGAAGTGCTGATGTTGATAGACTCGGTGGTATTCGTTTCGATGCTTCCTCACTTCCTATAGAAGAAGGTCTTATCGGTGCGGCTGCACGAGCTGCTAGAGCTGGTGGAAAACCAGATTACTGTTTCATGAACTACTCTAACTTTGCCGATTTGGAAAAATCCTTAGGTTCTAAGGTTTCTTATGTTGAAAAAAACATTAAGCCCGAAATTGGTTTTAGAGGAATATTGATTCACGGACCTAGAGGTCCTATAAACGTTATACCTGATCAAAACTGTCCTAATGGGGTAGCTTACATGATTCAAATGGATGTTTGGAAATTGTATTCTCTTGGTAAGGCTCCCAGAATTCTTTCTGGTGATGGGCTTAAACAACTGAGAGTTTATAATGCTGATGCCATTGAAGTTAGAGTTGGTTACTATGGTCAATTAGGCTGTAGGGCTCCAGGTTGGAACGTGAGAATTGGATTATAATTTAAATACTTGAGAAGTCCTTCGGGGCTTCTCTTTTTTGCTGCGTGTTGAATGACACTCAGACTAAAGGAGAAATAAAATGGCTAATCGAAATTTTAGCAGAGTACAAACTTTAGATAGAGAAATTAAATTTTTATTTGGACAAGCTTTGGTTACAGACGCTTCTGGCGCTGTTACACTTAACGAGAGTCTTAGTGCTGGGATTAAAAGTTTCGTTTACGTAGCTCAAGGCGTTTATGATATTACTTTAGGAGTTCCAAGTGGAGCTTCAGATAAATATTCAGCTTTGATATACTTCGGTCTTACAATGTTTAACGCAGCAGAAGTAGGAACCACGGGGGCGCTTGGTCAACTACAAGTTGATACTGTTTCTACTGATGGAGTTTTCCGTATTATGATATTAGACCATAACTTCGGGGCAAAGCATCCACGTGATGCGTCTAAAATTAAATTTGTAATCGCTGTAAAGAACTCTAACGTATCTGCTGTAGGTACTGGAACTCTTACCCAATAAAGGAGTCAGACATGATGATAATGGACCCTGAAAAAAAGAAGTCTGGTCTTGTTGTAGCTATCATGAAAAAGCTCAAAGATGGAAAACAAGTTGAAGAAGCTGAAGTTGAAGAGTTTGATAAACCAGATTACGAAGAAGGATACTCGGCTTCGGTCGATGAAATGTTTGATGCCCTTAAGGCAGACGATAAATCAAAATTTAAACATGCCCTTAAAAGTTTTATTAAGATGTGCATGGATTCAAGAGAAGATTAAATCAGGGGGGGATAAAACCTCCCTTCTTTTAGGGGGTTGTAATGGCTGCTTTTACTTTTACTCAATTAGGAGATAGAGTCAGAGAACGAAGTGATATGGAGAACAATAATTTCATAGGTGACTCTGAACTAGTAAACTACATAAACGCCTCGGCTGCCGAGTTGCATGATATTGTAGTACAAGTTTATGGAGATGATTATTATGTGGAGACAAAAGAATTTACTACTACTTCAGGGGTGTCTTTATATCCTATTAATGATTCTACGTCTTCATATGATTTAGCTATTAGTGATTTTTATAAAGTTAGAGGAGTTGATGCAAAGCTTAATGGTGCAGAATACTTTACTTTAGAACCTTTTAATTTTAATGAAAGAAATCTTTATGCAAATTTTGGCTCATGGAGTGTTTTAGGAATTACAAGTGTAAGATACAGACTAGTTGGAGATAATTTTATGTTTACTCCTCAACCTGATTCTGCAGTATCTGTTAAAATTTGGTATATTCCTACATCAGATAAACTTACCTATGATTCAGGAACCTCAACTGTAAGTGGTACTATTAGTGTAACTCAAGGTTATGAAGAGTATATTGTACTCGATGCAGCTATAAAGTGTCTGCAAAAAGAAGAAAGTGACGTTACAGTTTTAGTTGGACAAAAGATAGCAATGAAACGAAGAATTGAAGAAGCTGCAAATAATAGAGATGCAGGAAGCCCTCTGGCTGTATCTGATATTTATAATGAAAACAACAGATACTGGTGGGGAACTATAAGGACATAAAATGGCTTTAAAGTTTTTTAAAAAGATAAATACTACGATAAAAGAATTATATCAAACGCAAGAAAATATAGAGCAAGTTTTAAAGCCTATATTAAACTCAGCTATAATTGATGGAGTTTTAATTAAAGATATAGACGTAGGCACAAGTGATACAATTGTAAACCATAAGCTCGGTAGACCACCATTAGGGTGGATAGTCATAAAGCGAAATGAAAATGCTGTTATTTATGAGTCTGCAACGACAAACAATGACAGAAATAGGTTTTTAATATTACAAGCTTCATCGGCAACAACCGATACTTATTTTTGGATATTCTAGGATATAACTATGGCTAGTTCAGGAACATATTTAAACATAACTTTGCCCGATGTAGGAACTACCTTAGGACCGACATGGGCTACCCAATTAAACTCTGCTTGGCAAAGTTTAGATTCACACGATCACAGTAGCGGCAAAGGAGCGCAAGTTCCTTCAGCAGGTATAAGTATTAATGCTAATTTATCCTTTGCAACGGCTGGCACATCATATAAGGCTACAGATTTGGAGAGTCTTAAGTTTACGAATAATGCAGGTACAGCTTTTACTTCAACTGCTTATGATAATTCTGCATTTAGTGAAGGAGGAACTGGAGAACTTTATTATATAAACTCTGATAATGCTAAATGCCAAATTACAAATGGAACTGTTGTTAACGTCGCCGGACAGGCAGCTATAAAATATAGTGTGTTATTAATTTCTGATGATACTACTCTTGCTTTGTCAGATAATTATTCTCTTTATTTAGTAAACAGTAGTACAGTAGCTATTACCGTTACTCTACCTGCAGCCAGTACAGGTACAGATGGAAGATTTGTAATAATAAAAGATTATTCAGGAAACGCTAGTACTTATAATATAGGTATAAGGGGCAATGGTTCAGAGCAAATAGATGGAGCAGGTACTTCTACTACAGATGCTTATACTATAGCTTCTAACTATGGGTCTGTAATTATTGCTAACTATACTTCAGGAACTGGTAATGCTAAATGGACAATCGTATAAGGAGTCAACGTGCCTTTACAAAAACAAAATGTAAACTTTCCCTTAGCTCAAGGACTAAACACTAAAGTTGACCCTAAACAACAACCTCCTGGTACGTTTAAGGTTCTTCAAAATGTTAAGTTTACAACTATGGGAGAGTTTAGAAAAAGAAATGGCTACAGCTCAATAACTCTTTCCGATGTAGATGGAGCTGCAGTTTCTAATTCTATAGGACTGTCTAGCTTTAAAAGTCAATTATTAACTTTGACTAAAACTAGAGTATTTTCTTATGCAGAAAATGGAGGAGTCTGGAATAACGAAGGTCCTTATTCTATTTTGGATGTAGAATCTCAGGTTATAAAACAGAGTAATGTTCAACAAACTGAACTCCAATGTGCTTTTTTAAATAATTTAAAAGTATTTGCTTGGTGTGAAGTCATTAATGGAAATAATAGAGTTAAAGTATCTGTTATAGATCAAACTGATAGAACTTTTATTGTTAATAGTCTGGAAATTCCTGATCAATCTAATACTGACTCTACTCAAAATATTTCTTCTCTAAGGTTAATAGAATTTAGTAATAGAATGTGGATTTTCTATGTAGTTGATGGAGGAACTGATGCAGATAAATTAATGGTACGTAGATTTGATTTACTAGGTTATGTTGGTGGGGAAGTTTTATTTGCTAATTCCTTTAATGCTGAAGGAGATATTAATATTTTTGGTTCTATAGGATTATTAGATAATACAAAATATATTTATGATGTAGCTGCAGGAACTGAAAAACTTAGCATAGGACTTTATGATGATTCTAGTGATTTAATATATTTACCTATAAAAAGAGATTCTACACTAGGAGGAAGTGTTGCTTATACAGGTGAACAACCTAGTGTAGCCATAGATATGATTACAGACCCTACAGGTAGAATTATCACAGCTTTCATAGATAATAGTACTAACGTTAAGCTCCAGGTTCATGATGAGAATTTATCTCTACTTACTCCTATTACTACTCCTGATTTATACACTTTATCTGATATTTCAACTCCTACCTTTACTGGAAAAAATATATGTGTAGGATCGATTGATTCAGATACTTATACTGTTTTTGTCCATGGTTTAGGTAATGGAGTTGACTTGTATAACACCTCTACCGATGCTGCATCTTTTGATTCAACTACAGCTAGTTATAAGTATAACTGGACTTTGAATAGTGTAATATCATTTAGTTATAATATGACTACTCCCTCAACCCCAAGCGCCTTAACAAATGTTTTGAAAGGAGTGGGTATAGCATCTAAAGCCTTTACTGATGGAATAAGTCAATACTTTAATGCAGTATGGGATAGTTCATTTCAAAATACCTATTTTACGGTTCGAGCAGATGGAACTATTCATGCTAAAATTAGTGATGGAATTGGTGGAGGATTATTAAATACTACTAGGTATAAAGCAGGTTCTAGTACAGGCTATCTTACAGCTACTTACAATGTTCCTAGTTTATCTAATGTAGCCGCTATTGACTCTAATAATTTTATATTTGTTAGCAAGATACAAGGTAAAATTGTTAATAATAATACAAAATTTTATACCTTATCAGGAATGAACTCTAGCATTCTAAGCTTTGACAGTCAGGTGGGAAACCAGAGTGTAAGCATAGCCGATAATCTTCATCTTGCAGGTGGGGCGTTAAGAATGTACGATGGAGCTAAAGCTGTAGAACATGGGTTCACGACCTTTCCTCCTGTGACTTATCATGCCTCATCGGTAAATGCTTCTGTTGTTTCCCGACCTGGGGTGGATGGAGTTTTTCCTAAACCTGCTACAATTGCAGGTTCTAATGTTTGGAACTATAGAGCAATTTACACTTGGACAGATGCTCAAGGAAATATTCATAGATCAGGGTTAGCTGCTCTGACTCAGATAACAGTTGTGAGAGAAGCTACAGTAATATGGGATGATGCTGAAACCTACAGTACAGGTACTAAAGTAATGGCTACTAATGCAGATGGTTTAATTAGAGATTTTGAAGCAGCACAATACACAATAGCAGACCAAGAACCTTTTGCTGATGATGGAACATACTGGACCTTATTGCCTGACGGATATGCTAGTATAATGTTAGCAGTTCCTACTCTTCAGCTTACAGATAAATCAGATGTAAAACTAGAAATCTACAGGACAAAAGTTAATGCTTCTATTTACTACAAGGTTACAACTTTAGACGCTAGTGCAGCTAATAATCCCTTAGTTAGTAATGACAAAAGCTATCAGTGGATGTTAGTAAGTGACGCCCTAACTGACACAGCTATAGCTACTAACGAGTTACTCTATACAATGGGAAATGAAGTTGAAAATATTGCTGCTCCTTCAAACTCTATAGTTGAAAGTTTTAAGAACAGAGTTTTTATTGCAGGTTTAGAAAATAGATTAGAAATGAGATATTCTAAGATTATCCAACTTTTATCGCCTGTATCTTTTAATGATACTGGAGACTATCAGATTTTTGTTTCAGAGGTAGGGGGTGACATCACAGCTCTGAAGGCAATGGATGATAAGCTTATAATATTTAAAGAACATGCAATCTTTTATCTAGCTGGAGATGGACCAACTAATACAGGTGAGTTTAACAACTTTATCGAGCCTACGCTTATAAGCTCCGATGTAGGCTGTGTGCGTAAAAATAGTCCAGTTTTTACCCCTCTGGGTATTTTCTTTAAATCAAGCAAGGGAATCTTTCTGCTTACTAGGTCCTTGGGCTTAGAGTATAAGGGGGCTCCTGTAGAAGACTACAACTCTTTGACTATAATGGACTCTGATACAGTAGCAGATCAAGATCAAGTTAGGTTTTTAACCTCGGATGGAGACACTATAGTCTACAACTACATTCTAGACAGATGGTGTACTTTTGATAACCATAGAGGTTTAGCATCTCGTATGGTTGGAAATACCTATTATTATTTAAATACAAGTGGTAGTGGTAATTTAGTTTATAAAGAAGTAAATAACAAATTTGACGATAATGGACATCCTGTAAAAATTAACCTTGAAACAGGTTGGATATCGTTTGCAGGGATTCAAGGTTATCAGAGAATCTACAAGATGATGATTTTAGGAGAATATAAAACTGATCATTCTTTAACTCTTAAAATAGCTTATGATTTTGATGAAGAATATGTAGACGAACTGACAATGAAGTTTTATGATATAACTTCAACAGATACAGGTGTAGATATAGAAAGTTATAAGTATGGAAATCCTATAACTCCTGGAGTTTATGGAGATCCTGGTTCTAGTACAACCTATACAACGGCTATAGCTTACGGTGGAAAGAACAACAATCAATATCAAGTATTAATACAATTAAAAAAACAAAAATGTGAATCATTTAAAATTAGAATTGAAAACTTACAAAATACGGACCAAATAGGGGAAGGGTTGATACTGTCTAACCTAGCATTTGTAATTGGAATTAAAGCTGCTGAATATAAGATTAAAACTTCTAGGGTTTTTGGAACTTCGTAGGAAAGGTGTAGAATGAAAGATAAAAAATTTAAACCAAGCTTAAAGGATACTGCTCGAAGGGCTAGGATTATATCCGACATTAAGGCATTTGAAAAGTCTAAAAATATCCCCAACGGAGAAAGACTCAAAAAAGGAGTAGATGCTCCAGTTCAAATTCCTATAACACCGAAAGGTGGTCACAGAGGAGAGTCTGAAAATCATGGAAAATTTGGAGCCTTAGACGTAGGTATAGCTCACTTACCCGATGATGTTCAAGCTGAGTTCATAGAATTTATGACAACCAAAGGACATAGAGTTTATGATGAAAGAGATGAAATCTCTAAAGACCCTAAGAAACAAGCTTTAGGCTTAAGAGCTGGTATAGTTCATATAGATGATAATGTAGATGAAAAAGTAGCTGACCCTGAAAAGAATTTTGTTCTTGAAAAAGATGAGTCTGATATAGAAAGTGGGTATAAAGACGAACACGGAGATCAGCATCATGGACATGGTACTGGTGGTGTTTATTCTGGCACTAGGGCTCGGGGCTATGGCTCTGGCTCAGGTGGTGGTACTTACATGCAAGGTGCTCCACCCAGTCGGAAGGGTGGCAAATCCCAAATAAAACCTTCTGTAAACTGGGCAAAAAAAGCAGCAGACGCCGAGGCAGCTCGGGCAAAGATAGCAGCAGAAGCTGCAGCATATAGAGAAAAAACTAAAGATTATGAAACCCTAAAAACTAGAAAAGAAGAACTAGAGTCCAAACCATTTAAAGCTCAAAGACAACAAATGATACGACAAGAAGCTCAAGCTAAAGGGTTAGCTCCATCTCAGGCTGAAGCAGCTATGAAACGTACTGAAGAACGTCTATTTCAACAACAGTTAGCAGCTACTAAAGGGCAAAGAGGTGGAGGAGCTTCAAGGATTAGAGGATTACGCCGAATGGGTGAAAAAGCCGCTGGTCGTACAGCCGAAATGGGTGCCTTAATGCGTATGAGAGAAAAAGCTATGGCTGAACAAGCTTTAAGTGGTTCAGTCTCTACCATGACAGGTCAAGCCCTAAAGGATAGGTGGACCAAAATGGGGCTTGATGTAAATAAAGAAATTGCAAAAATTCAAGCTGATGCTGCTAGATATGGTGCAGACCTTAGAGCTAGTGCAGCTAGATCCCAAGCCCAAGGGTCAATGATTGGAGGCTTACTCGGAGGGTTAGGAACTATAGCCGGATTTGCAATGTTTGGTGGTTCAGATAAAAATATGAAGAAAAAAATTAAAAGAGAAGACTTATATAAAAACGAATATGGAGACTCTTATCCTTTGTTTGAGAAAGAGGAAGGAGATTCTAAAATCCATACTCCTGTAAAAGTAACTCCTCAAGATTTATTAAAGAAAAAGACTAAACGTCGAAAAGCAGTTAAATACGAAAAGGGAGAGCCTAAAGACTTTCATCCCCAAAAGTTTTTAGATGCCTTAAAGCCTCACAGCTTTGAGTATAAGGATAAATTTAAAAAAAATCCCATGGGAGGGGAAGGAAGATTTTTGGGTGTAATGGCTCAAGACCTAGAAAAAGCTGGACCAGTTGGAAAGAGTATGGTAGAGGATACCCCAATGGGTAAACTAGTTAATTATGGTAAGGGCTTTGGAGCTGTATTGGCTGCACAGGCTCATTTAAACCAAAGACTTAAGGCTCTTGAGTCTAAGAAGAAAAAGAGGAAATAGACATGGCTGAACAATTTCAAACAATGGGTGAGCAGCAAGACTACGATGTAGTTAGAGCTTTACCTGCGAAAAATATTTCTGATTATTATGATAATTTCTATGGTTACCAAGATTTAGTAGAAAAGTATAAGGAAGCTCCAAGGGGTAAATTTTATCAACAAAAAAAAGATTTCTACGATAAAAAAATTAGTAACATCTTAGATAAAGAGGGTAGAAGATATACTCCTGAAATGAAAGTAATGAGAGAGTCTTTTTTTGATCAAGATGCTCAAGAAAGAAAAAAAGTAATGGATGTAGTATCAGAATTTTTTAAATCAACAGGAGGAAAGGTTCCTGAAAAATTTGTTACAAGTGCAAGACGAGACCCCGAAGTAGGGAGAGCAAAAGGACATGCTAAATTTGGTGCTACAGATTTTAACATGGGGCTTTTGCCCAAAGATCAACAAGAAAAATTTATAGATTTTATGAGGCAAAAGCATAGAGTTTTAGATGAAAGGGGGGCTATTTCTCAAAAAGAATGGAAAAGAAAAGCTGGAAGAGGTAAGGAAATTGTTCATGTAGATGCAATGACTACCGATAAATTTAAAGAACAAGGTGCTTTTGACAAACCAGGAACTGTTAGAACAGAATTACCAGGAGGAAGGCGTTTAGGGGCTATTCGACCTGGCGGTGACCCTTCCCAAGTTTTGGGTTATAAAACAAAATCTAAATTTGCTGATGTTACTAAGGAAAGAGACCAACTTACTACTGACCAGTTTACTGACTATATGGGAAAAATTAGAGAAAAAATAGAAGATGGGAGTACCTTTGAAGAAGCAAAAGTAGAAGTAGACGAAGAAATAAGAACTCCTGCAGGCGAAGAAATTGAGTCAGATTTTGTAACTCAAACAGATATAGGACAATTACCAGGACAGGGACCACAAAGCCAACAAGCTCAGTTTGGAGCAGCTAGATTTGAATCCCCTCAAATAACTCCTGATGTTTCTAGACGCCTTCCTACTATGGCTCCTATGGGTGCGCCTGGACAAATTCCTATGCGTGATGCAGGTGCTGTAGAAGAAGAAGAATTTAAAGTTGAGGAAGTTGTTAAAGCTCCAGAAGTTGAAGCAAAAGTTCCATCTGAAATGCCAGTTGTTAAAGAAGATTTTGCCTATGAGGAAAAAGATAGGTTTGCTAGAGACTTAAGTGAAAATCCTGAAAAAATAGAAGACATGGATGAATTTGAATTATCTGAGTCTGTAAACAAAATACCTCCTATAGTTTATCGGGGAACTGACGTATTTGACCCATATGCAGTATTAAGAAAAAATCTTCTAGACAAATTAGGAAAAGTAAAAAGAACTCAAGCTCCAGAAGCTGTGGGTGTAAGAGAAACAGTTTCTATTTCTAAAGAAGAAGAACCTGATATTGTTAAACTTATAGGTGCTAAATCTCCTGAAGAAGGAGCTAAAGATTTTGTTCAAAGAGCGCAAGACATGCTTCAACAAGAACTGGAAAGATATAAATCAAAAGAATTTGAACTATCAAAGGTAGACCCTAAAAGATTTTGGAATAATGCTACTACGTCCCAAAAGATATGGGGCGCTATTGGTGTAATGCTTGGAGCTATTGGTGGAGCTATGTCAGGTCAGCCTAACTATGCAGCTAACATGATTCAAAAAATGATTGATGCAGATATTGATGCTCAAAAAGATACTAATGAAAATAAAAGATTGATGAAAAATGAAGCTTATAGAAGAGTTACAATGTCAATTAACAACCTTCAAAGAGCTGAGACTAAAAAATTTCAAAAAGATAAATTAAATCTTTTGATACGAGAACTAAACATGAAAATGCAACAGAATCAATTAAAGACTCAAGGTACTGTATTAGCTAAAATAGCAGGAGGAGCAGCTTTTGCTCAAGGCGGAGTTCCTATTAAAACGTGGAACATTATAAGACAACAAAGTCCTGAATTAGCCAAAAGACTAGAAGATAAGTCTGTTGTTATTGGAGATAAGATTCAATTTGCTCTAAATAAAGACTTAGCTAAACAACTAAATTCTACTATTAGAGATATGAGATTAGCAGGTAAATCTATACAAAAATTAGGAGAGTTGTCCGATGATATTAATTGGGCAGACCAAGCTTTTAAACTTCATGCTGCAGGAAAACTAGAAGAAGCCAGAGCCCATGCAAGAGGTTTAATTGGTGTAATGAGGGAATCTGTTGTGGGTGGTGGTGTTATGACTGAACAAGATAGAAAATTAATTGAAAGTTTAATCCCCAATCCCGATAAGTTTTTTAGGCTAGGTGCTACAGACAGGGCTCGTTTAAAGTTTTTGTTTAATAAAGCTAATGATAACTTACAAGGAGCGATGGATAGTGCAGGTATTTCTGCTCCTATAGATGCTAATATTAAGATAAATCGAGCTAACATAAAACAACACCTACGAAGTGCAGGGTTAGAGTCTACGGCTGAAAATATTAAAAAATCTATAAAAATATTGAAAAAAAATAAAGTATGGAAGGCACAATCTGCATTGAAATATTTACTCCAAGGATAACAAATGGCGGAATTTGAAGACATCACATTTACAAAGGAAGAAATTGAATCGTCAGACTTAAAGGATTCAAATCTTTCAGATCAGGGAACAGAAGAACTCGTAGGTCAAATAGAAGACGATATAGAGTTTGGCAATCGTCCTATTCAAACTGCCCTGGAATCTGCAGCTAACACAATGTCTTTTGGTATTACAGATCAAGGTATAGCAGCCTTAGGTCCTGAGTACGAAAAAGGATTAAGAGAAAGAAGACAAAGACATAAATTAGCTAGTGGTGTTGGTGTAGGGGTAGGTATTTTAGGTCCAGCCCTTCTTTCAGGAGGAGGTTCGCTTGTAGGTAAAGCTGCTCAAGGAGCTGGTTCGGGTATGGCGTCTGCAGCTAAATTAGGAAATTTTGCTGAAAAACTAACAACGGCTGGTATAAAAAAACTCGTAAAAGACACAGGAAGTAAAACGTTTGCAAAAGAAGTTTTAAGAAAAGGAATAGCAAGAGGTGCAGGTTCAGCCGTAGAGGGAAGTTTATATGGTATAGGACATTTGGTATCTGAGGAAGCTCTAGGACGATCTGAGTTTAATGCAGAAAATCTTATGGCTTATGGTGGACAAGCTGCTTTATTTGGTGGAGTAGTGGGGGGTTTGTTCGGAGTAACTCCTGCAATCTACAAAGAGGGAAAAGAAATTATAGTTCCTCGTTTAAAGGGTGGTAAAGTTGTAGGTTTTGTAAATAAAAAAATTAAAAACTTTAAGGATTATTTTCTTAATCCTGAGTATGCAGCCATGAAATTATCAGGAGCAACTCATAAAAAAATCTCTGAGATTATATCTAAAAATCCTGAATTAGCAGCTAACTTACCTAAAGTCTTAAAGGATATAATGAAAAAAGACTTAATGTCTTTGACTTCTAATCGTAGACTTTTTGATGCTGCAAATGATTATTTGGAACGAACTGGAAAAAAGATTGGTCAAACTCTGGACGATATTTCAGCTTCAGCACCTCCTGAAATTTTTCCTACTAAATCTTCTATGTCTTTTGCTATTCAAAATAGATTAGAAAAACTTAAGAAAAATCTTAATCTTATAGATGATGTAGGTAAACCAAGAATTGGAACAGGCATAGCCGACGATATTAAGGTTATAGATAAAGAAATTAGAGCATGGTCTAAGAACAACTTAGATGATTCGGTTTATGATGCTTCAGCTTTAAATAAAGAAAAGCAGGTTTACCAAGATCGTTCTAATTGGGAGCGTAGAGGTGAAGTTCCTTTGAGAGAAAAAGTATCTAGAGAAGTTTCTAGAACCTTTAGGGATGAAGTATTAGGTTTTGCCTCTAAAACTGACTCTGCTCTCTATGGTCGGTTGAAGCAAGAGTTCTTAGACTTTGGAACTATGACTAACTTTTTAGAAAACTTTGGTAGTAAAATTGGTCAACAATCTGGAAAAGCTTTTGACTTTAGTAGGGACATATTTACAGCCGCTATAGCTGGAAGTATGTTTGATCTTTTAGGTCCTGTTGGAGCCGGTCTTGCTCTTAAGACTTTTGCTAAGTCTGACCTAAAACAAAAGATGATTGTATTAACTCAGATAGAAAAAGCTAGTACTAAGGTTCCAGAATTTATAGCTAGGTCAGTTAAAGGCTATATGAAAAAAGGAAAAAAGCTGAAGGGTGTTGTTGTTCCGTCTACAGTTAAATTGCTTATGGACTCTCCCCTCTCTAAAAAGCCCGACAAACCTTTAACAAAACCAAAGGATGATTCAGAAGCCCTGGAAAATATGACAGTTAATTTGAGTAGACTTAAATCAGACCCTACGGCTTTATATGGTTCAATGTCCAATAGATTCTTTAGCCTTATGGCTCCTAAAACTTTTGGTGCTTCAGCTCAAGTCTTTCAAAGAGCTGTAGACTTTTTATCCTCAAAGATTCCAAAACATTCTATGCCTGTTAATCCTTTTTCTAAAAGAATTTATGAGCCCTCTACTCAGGAAATGTATAAGTTTAAAAAATATCTGGAGGCTGTACAAAATCCTCTAGTAGTAATGCAACACCTCCAAAAAGGACAAATAAGTAGAGAAGGGGTGGAAGCAATAAGTTTTGTTTATCCTGAACTCTATATTGAAATGCAAGGTAATGTTTTTAAGCAGTTAGAAAAAAGCCAAGATATTGACTATCAGCAAAGACTTCAGCTTGGCATTTTAATGGGTATTCCAACTGATAGAGCCCTGGAACCTGAAGCAATTGCTAGTTTTCAGCAACATTATTCTGAAGCTCAAGTTAGTCAAGCTGGAGGTGCCATAGCTCCTAAAAAGGGTATAAGTGCTTCAGCAGCTAAACAGCTAGATATGGCACAATCTCAAGCTACCGAAGTTGAAAAAGTCAGTAATCGTAGAGACCTTAACAGGGCTTAATAATAAAAATACAATGAGTAGAAACTAGAGATTACAGTCTCTAACTCATAAGGAGTTTTCTGTGGGAAGAAAAAATGTAGTACGTTCGTACAAAATGTTTGACGCTGTGACAATTAGCACAACCCAATCATCTACAGCTACCAATGTCCTCAATCTTGACAATGCGTCTATCCAAGTAATTTGGTCTGGAGGAGGAACTCCTGTAGGTACTTTAACCGTAGAGGCTACTAACATAGACCCCGACCTTCCGAGTTTTGACTCAACTACAGACTATGTAACTTTAACTTTAAGTGGAACAATCTCCGTATCTGGTAACAGTGGTAACCATTCAATTATTTTAGAAGAAATGCCCTTTTATGCGATAAGATTAACTTATACCAGCACATCTGGAACTGCAACAATGAGCGCCTACCTAAGCTCAAAAACGATAGGAGCATAGCGTGTCTCAATATACTTTTCCCCCAGTTACTATTTCTTCTGTCGGAGTTGATTATGAAGCTGCTAATGCAGCAACGGCTTTACCTAGTACATTAGCCATTATAGGTGGATGGACTGGTACAGCTATCACAGTTCTAAAAACTGCTGCTGATGGAGCTTTACAGGTAGATATTGAAAGTAGTGCAACTATAACTGTCAGTGGAACTGTAGCTGTTTCAGCTATTGCGGCTGAACTACCTGCAGGAACTCAGACTATAGGCGCTGTAACTTTAGCTACAAGTACAGGAGTAGACATTGGTACAGTCGGATTACTGGCTGGAACTCAATCTATTGGTACGGTTATCCTGGGAGCAGGTTCAGCCAATATAGGTGCTTTAACAGCAGGTACAGCAGAAATTGGAAAACTGGCTGCAGGTACAGCAAATATTGGAAATGTATCGTTGTTAACTGGAACTCAAGCTATTGGAAGCGTAACTGTTTCGTCTGGTACAATTACGTTAGCAGCAAACTCTGGTGTAGATATTGGGGATGTTGACGTTACGAGTATAATTCCAGGAGTTGGAGCTACTAATTTAGGTAAAGCAATCCAAAGCGCACAAGGAGTAACTGACACAGGGGTTCCAGCTTTAGTAGTTAGGAATGATGTTTTAGCAGATTTATCTGGAGCTGATGGAGATTATGCTCCTGTGCAGGTTAATGCAACAGGTGCTGTTTATACTGTTTTATCAGCCAGTACAGCAGAAATAGGAAAACTCGCAGCCGGTACAGCTTCAATAGGTACAGTTGTACTCGGAGCTGGAAGTGCAAATATTGGCGCTTTAACTGCAGGAACAGCCGAAATTGGGAAATTAGCAGCCGGTACAGCAGCTATTGGTAGTGTGACTATAGGCACAAGTACTGGAGTAGATATTGGAAACGTTGGATTATTAGCCGGAACAAACGAAATAGGTAAACTTGGAGCAGGTACGGCTATAATTGGTAAAATTCTTCCCAATGCTCCTGTAGATTTTTTAGATTCAGGAATTATAGACACCAGTACAGCTAACATAGCAACAGGTGGAACTACAGTTGTAGCTTCCCTAGCAGCAGATTGTAAGGAAATAGAAGTTGTAGACGATATTGGAGAGTATATGTCAATGCGTGTAGGTGGAGCAGTTAAAGCCTATCTACCTTTAGGTGGAGGTTCAGTACAGGTCTCTCTTTCAGCTACCGATGCAGTACAATTATATAGTGAAACAGGTACAGCAATAGCTAGTGGTAGTATTGCTATTAACTTTCTAGGCTAACGCCTACTAGTCAGAGTTGTAATAATATAACTCTAGGAGGACTACAATGCCAGCAGCAATTTTTAATGGAAGTTATGTTAAAATATTAAAAGAAGAACTTAAAGCAAAATCGGGTGGGCTTTTTGATAAGGTCTACGTGAGTGCCAAATCTACAGCTTTTACAGCAGCCGTAGGTTATACTTATTTAATTAACACTGGAACAGCCATAGCTGTGACTTTACCGTCTGCAATAACAAATGCAGCTATAGTGTTTAAGGATTCTACAGGCACAGCAGGAACAAATAATGTAACTATAACCAGAGCCGATTCTGCGACCATAGATGGAGCTACTACTCTTGTAATCGCATCAAACTATGGTTCAGCTAAAATTATATCAGATGGAACGAACTGGTTTATAGCATAAACATAAATGTCGCCTCTGGGTCGACGTTTATAACATAATTACAACTTATAACCCCTACTCTATTGGCTCTGGCTTTTAGACTTTTTTAGGGTGTGGAGAATAAAATGTCTTATATAGGAAAAAACCCTAAAGTTAACACCCTTAACATGACAGCTCAAGCGGCACTACCCACTACGCCTGTAGAGGGAATGCTTTGGAGATCAGATGGAACAGTCAGGGGTGTTGGACTATTTGAATATAAAAATGCTAATTGGATTCAAGTTGATGAACAGTTGGGAGATGCAGACACCCTTAGTCTTCAATCTTCGGATGGAGTTAACCTTACATATGATGCTAATTGGTACAGCTCAGGAAGTTTAAATATTCAGGGTAGATCAGATACCTGGGGAGCTGAAAGGGAGGATCTTTCAGGTACAGGTACGAATGACTTTTTGTCTTTAAGTACAACGGCTGCAGACCTTTTAAACTCTAGAGGGGTGTCAGTTATAAAGTTTGCTCCTACCGATGCTACTGCAGGTCGAAATGCTTACTTTGGAATTAGACGTGACCTACAGCAAGGATGGAGAGGTTCGAATCTTGTAGTAGATTTTAGATATAAAACAAATGAATCTACAGGAGACACAACTGGAACAGATTGGTTGTTTGTAGCTCGGGATGCTTCATTGCCTCCGTTAGAGATTTCTACTCAAAGTACAAATACTTTTGTTGTTTCTGCTATTGCTGATGTTTTAGCAGAAGATGGGACTACGAGTATTTATCAAGCTCCTGTAGTTGGTGATAGTATCATGTTAACTGATACGTCCAACAATACTTACATTCGTTATATTACGGTTCTTAGTACAGCAGCAACGTCAGGGTCTACTCCAACTGTAACTTACAGTGGAACAGACCTTACTCTTCCCACCAGTACAACTGCAAACGCTACGGTAATTCCTGGAATTTTTACGTCCTTAACTCAATATCTACCTGCAGCAGATTCAGAAGGTAAAAGTTATAAGGCTCAGGTAAAAACAGATACAGATACTAAAGCCATTGAATATGGTATAATGCACATTAGTACTCAAACAGATCAACAAATTTATGTAGATAACATTCTGTTGTCGGCTAATAAGTTTTTGCAAGCTTCAAGTCGGGGAAAGAGTGAATGTTATTTTGCTAAATCACAGACTCTGTTTTGGAGTACTACTGGTACTACTAGTGTGTGGGATTTTGATTTGTTAGTAGCCCAAGCAGGAAGCCCTTTATTAGCTCAAAGTAATCTAATAAGTATTGCCGATGATGATAGCAAAACTAAAATTACAGCCAAAGAAGATATAGCTATAACTGTTAATATAACTGCTTATATGGCTGCTGAAAATAAGATGGAAATATATGACGGTAATGGTGATATTATAGGAGTTCAACAAACACAATCAAGTACGATTAATACTTACAACCAAATAAGTGCCACAATAAACTTAGCTAAAGATGGTTATATCTATACTACAACTGCAAGTAAGGGAAATACAACCGGAGCTATATCTATTACGGTTGAACCTCAAGTTAATGACGTAATAATTTTGGAATCCCAGGATGAGATATTTACTTCTTGGGTTAGTTATACGCCAACAGGAGCCTATAGCACTAACGTCACCTACTCAGGCAAATGGAGAAGAGTAGGAGACACTATGGAAATAAGGGTAATGCTAGAGTTCACAGGTGTTGCAAGTGGAACTATGGGCGTGTCTATACCATCTGGCTATTCAGTTGACCTAAACAAACTAGCAAGATCATCAACCAATACTAAAAATAAAATTGGAGAATTTCAATATGATGCAGCAGGGTCTTACTATTATCAAGGTACAGTAGGGGTATCTGCTACTTCAGGTAACGTAATAGGTTTAGGTCAAGTCTACATGGGAGATGGGACCTATATTTATACCCAAAACTGGAGTGGGACTTCAGGCACTGGTGATGTAATGCAAATCCAGGCGTCCTTTCCTGTTCAAGGTTGGACCGCAAACTTTAATCCATTGTTGTCGATGCCATTAGTTGATTTAGGACAACCTACTGAATTTTGGTATCATGGTTGGGACTCTGGCGTAGCTTTGTGGGACGGAACAAGTGGTCAATACCTATGGGATGAAGCACTTCTTAGAGGACCTAATCTTGGAAATGGAGTAGGGAACCTAGCGAATAGTAATTTCATAACTGTTTCAAATATTACTTCAGGAACTAATACAGTTACGGCTGTGCAGGCTAAACAAGATATAATTTTAAATATGGGTATGTCCGGTTCCCTTACTGCAGCTCAAGAAATTGCTTGTTATGATACTAATGATGTAAGTTTATTTAGACAGCAACAATACGGAAGCACTTACCACACATCTTGTTCAATAAATGTTAAATTAAGTGCAGGAGATTATATTTACTGGTATGCGCATCTAACTCATACCTATGGGAATGTGTGGATTACGGCAACTAAACCTCAAACTGGAAACATGGCTCATATTATAAAACCTGCCGTGGCAATCATAAAGGATGTTAAGGCTTATAATGCTGATGCAGGAGCTGCGACTTCAGGCGACTGGCGAACAAGAGATTTAAATACTATAGAAGGTGAGAGTTGGTTTGTAACTTTGGCAGACCCTGATTTTACCCTAGAGCCTGGTACTTACAAAATCAACGCAACATCTCCTTTTTATGGTGCAACCTACTATTCTTCTGTAAGGTTATATGATGTAACTAATAGTTCAGTAGTTAAGTATAGTGCGCAGACTTATGCCCACACCGCTCAGGTAAATGCCCTCATAGATGCTGTACTAACTATAGGCGCATCTACCGCATTTAGAATACAGTACCGTGTTCAGACTACAGATGCTGATGGGTTAGGGTTATCAAACTATCTTGACTCAACGGCTGTATCCGTTTACACAACAGTAAGAATTGAAAAACTTAAATAGGAGAAAATATAAATGGAAGATTTAAAATTACTAGAAGATCACAAATTCGACGACCTTAAGGCTAAACTTGAGGTAGAGATTGAAAATCTCAAAAAGTATGTCAAACCTGCAGAGCTTTCAATTGAAGCACTTGAAAAAGTAGAGCCTTTGAATGAAAAAAAGATTGAAAACTTTAAGGCTGAAATTGAGTTGCTTGAAAAAGAGATATTGGAAAGGGAAGACCAAATAAATCTTATTGATGCCGAAGTAAAACATCGTGCAAACATAAGGCTTCTTATTGAAAATGCGTTGAAAGAATTAAATTTTGATGAAGAAGAAGTTCATAAAAGATGGGATAGAGAAAAAGATGTAGAAGTGGAGTATGTCGTTCCTATTATTGATCAGTTTTTACATCAAATGGATTTTTGTGATCACGTTGAACTTAAGGAAGAATTAAGAGTTGATGGAATACTACAACTCGATGATGAAGGATTGCCCATTGAAGTTGTAAAAGAGATCAAACATATTCCCTGGAACAAAAAGGCTGTACTGAAAGACTTAAAGTTAAAGCTTGATCTTGATAAAGCGAATAACTTAGTTCGGAATGTTAAGGATTATAAACATAATAAGAAAAAGGGTGAACTAGAAAGAAGGCTAAAGTTACTAGTACAAAATAACGTTTACTTCCTAAAAGCATTTGGTGAAGAAATTGAAATCATCAAGGGAGAAAGACATGGAGTTCATCGTAATCATCGTATAGCTCGGTGGGATAAAGACGACCTACCATTATTTGAAGAAAAAATCCTAAAGCTTGAGTTAGCTAAAAAGAATAAGGATGAGAAGGAACGAATTCAGAAACCTATTGATGATAGAGTTAGGGCTTATAAGGCTGTAGATGGGTTGTTATTAGAAGCCTTAGTTGAGAAGTTAGAAGAAAACAGACCAGATAAAATGGTAGAATACTTAAAACTACGTAAAGAAATAAAAGATAAACATCCATTGGAGGATTAAATGGCACATTCAAAAAAGAGTATTGCGTCAGAGATTGCTGAA